GCAAGAAAATTGCGGCGCGCACAAATCGTTTCATGGCCCTCCCGTCGTCAGGCCCGGCACGAGTTGGGAAGTGCGCCCTCCGGGACTCGAACCCGGAACCAGCGGATTAAAAGTCCGATGCTCTACCATTGAGCTAAAGGCGCGCGCTACATCCTGTAAGGGTTTGCGGCCGAATCGACGCCCGCGATCTTAAGGTTGGCCCTCCGTTGGCCCACCGACGAGGCCGCTCGCCGACTTTCAACCCGCCGTTTTGATTCCCTGGAAGACGTTCTCCATCGCGGTCGCGACGGCTTTCTCGGCGCCCTTCAGCATGTGCGCGTAGATCGACATGGTGACGCCCGGGTTCGCGTGCCCGAGGGTACTCGCGACCGTCGTCGGTGGCAGGCCCGCAGCGATCATCAACGACGCGGCCGTGTGGCGCAGGTCGTGCCACCGAAGGACGCCGACACCGGCACGCTTACAGATCGATCGAAAGAGCGTCGTGATCGAGTCCGGCTTCCACGGACCACCGAAGGGATCTGCGAAGAGCAAACCCTGGTCGTCGTAGTAGTCCGCCCTGAGGCGTTCGCTGTTCTGTTTCGCGCGGTGCGACTTGAGGGCGGCCATGGCCGTCGGCGGCATCCCGACGGTCCGCCGGCCGGCCGCGGTCTTCGGCTCGCCGAATGACAGATCCGAATTGAGCGTGCGCGAAACCGAAACGGTTCCCTGCTCGAAATCGACGTCTGCCCAGGTAAGCGCGAGCAGCTCGCCGCGCCGAAATCCGACCGCGATCGAGAGCACGATCGGGACGAAGAGGCGCGTCCCCGACGCGGCGTCGATCAGACGCAGCGATTCGTCTCTATCGAGAGCGCGCATTTCGCGGCGTGCCGATCGCGGCGGCGATGCAGCTGCGCACGGGTTCGTTGCGATCAGCTGCCACGCGTAGGCCCGCTTCAGCGCACCCGATAGGACGCGGTGGAGCTGCCCGATCGTCTTCGGCGCGAGCTCGCCGCCGGTTCTGCGGTTGCCGGTCTTCGACGCCATGTCGTAGACCTGTTGAATGTGGATCGGGCGAATCTGGCTCAGTTTGCGAGATCCGATCTTCGGGATGACGAGGAACTCGAGTAGGTCCCGGTACCGCGCGGTCGTCGACGGTCGCGTGCGCGCGCCCTGGTGCGCCAGCCACTTCTCAATGAACTCAGCGACCGTGAGCTGGTCGCCGCCGACGATGCCCGTCTCGATCTCTTTGATGAAATCGCGCAGCGCCTGCTCCGCGTCGGACTTGTCCCCGCGAAAGCTGCGATAGTGCTGAGCGCGCTTTCCGTCAGCGTCGCGCTCGCCTTCGACGACGAGCTGCCAGGTCGTGCACGGCGCCTTCTTGCCGGCAGTTTTCTTGCGCCGATCGCGCCTCCGAAGGTGTCCCCTCAAATCGTCATTTCCTCTCGAGACGCACCGTCAGGCGACGGCGCGCGGCAGCCTTTCTAGCATCGTAAGAAGCTGGCTCGCTACCACGAGCAGCCTCAAGACCTCCTCATCACTTTCGAATCGGACGAAGCCGTGAGCGTGCGGGTTTCGCAGGGCTCCATACGCGCCGGCGAACAGATTGCGCAACCCGTGCGCCTCCCCAGAATCAATGCCAGGCAGCAGCAAGACGCCGTCCGGTGGATTGAAAGCCTCGGAAAAGAGCTTGATTCCCGACTCTGACGAGGGCGAGCCTCGAACCGCCTTTATTCGCTCGCGCGTCATCGTCTCGACCTGGATGAAGGCGACAGCAACGGCTTCGACGTGCGAGTCGGCGTCACGTTCGTAGATCGGAACCGCACTAGCGAGAATGCGCGGGTGCAACAAGGTTCTGACCGGGGCATCGACGGCCATCGACGTCGGAGTGCGCGACGTCGCGATAAACGCCAGGCCATCGCGCGACAGCCGATACCAAGTGGCGCCTACCATCTGCGTTGGATCCTCAACGAGAAGGCCCTGACGCATCAGCCACCAAAGGCCCTCCATGTAGAGCGACATCATCTCGCGGGAAAGAAACTGCCCATATTGCTCGCCGAACCCCCGAGCTAAATCGCGCGGCGCAAAACCGCGTTCGTGATACTGCCGAAGCGACGGGAGTACGCGGCGGCCAATGTCGGCTGGTGACATCGTCCGCAAAGTCTCCGGCGACGGACACCACGCGTTTACTTGCATGCTCGGGAGCTCGCCATCAAGAACGGTGTGACCTTGCTCTTCAGATTATGCCGCTTCCCTTGACTAGGCCAGCGACGGCGCCTTCGACGGCGGCTTTCACCGTCTCAAGTGCGGCCGGTCCGGCGATTCGGCCGATCGCGCCGAGGGCAGCCTTCAACTTCGTTGGACGCGGGCTGATCGTCTCGAGTTCGTCCTCGAGCTCCGCGACGTGCACAACGACTTCGTGATCCGCAAGGAACGCATCTTTCGTTTGCTCAGGAGTCAGTGCCATCGAGCCGCTCGCGGATCTGAGCTTCCTCGGCCTTCAATTCGGCGAGTCGGGCGTCCAACTCGCGAAATTCCGAGTCTCTTTCCGGATCCTCGAATCGCAACGCGGCCGCGCGTTCCGTCATGATGGCGGTGCCCTCATCGCGAATCTCGCGAAGGCGTCGCTCATCAGTCTCGCGATCCGGGCCAGTCATTCCGGCACTCCTACCTGCGCAAAGAGCGCGTCGATCATCTCGTTGACAATCTGGCTGTCCGACAGTCCTGGAAACAGCGATCGCAGCCGATGACGTCGCGACGGCGTCACGAAGACGGTCTCGAGCATGGCGTCCGGCAGCTCGACGAACAGCTGCGCAAATTTCGGCGGCGGTGGCGGAAAACGGAGCCGGTGCCCTTCGAGCGCGTCCTTCAGCCAGGCCGCCGGCGTTCGACGACTCACGCCTGACCGGCCTTTCGTCGGGCGGCCTTCAGCGCACGCACGACGAGTGTCTCGATCACGTCACCCTGAGACTCGCCGCGCAGTTCGGCGAGAGCCCGGAGGGCCGCGATCGCGCCAGGACTCATGCTGATTCCAACGATGCGGCGACGTTCGCCGGCGACCCTCGGCGGCCGACCGCCCAGATTCTTTTTCTTCATCCTCGAATAGTATACCACGCGAGGAAACTCAAAAGATTAACGCGCGAAACCCTTGCGTTTCCTCGCGAGATAACCTATACTCATCGCATACCACAAAAGCGAGCCCGCCGAGTGTAACAGCACCCGACGAGCTCTTGAGGAGACCGAGTTATGGGCTCGACATCCCCCAGCGCGACATTCGCGCCTTGTTCCGCCGCGTCCCACGACACCGCGGCAATCCTACTTAGCGAAGCGCTTGCACGCGCCTCGCACGCCGAACTCCAGGCTGCCCTAGCTGTCCTAAACGACGACCTGCTTGGCGCGCTCTCTGCGTTCGCCGGCGCCATCTGCCAAGACCGGCAGCTGCTCCGCCTCTCAGAGGTCGCTTAGATGACGACGCGAGAGAAGCTTGAGAGTCGGCTCGAAGCAGCCAAGGTCAACGGCGGCGCCAGTGCCGCGACGCCGCGCGGCGACGGCCGCTACACGGTCACCGGCCGCGCCGGCGCCCGTTACACCGCCTACGTTTTGTCGCTCGACACGATCGCGTGTGACTGCAGGGCCGGCCAATTCGGAAACGCGTGCTGGCACGCGGCGGCCGCCTATCTCCGCGTCGTCGCCGATCGGATGGTGGCGGCATGAAGACCGAGCCCTTCACCTACCGAGGCCACACGATCACCCCCACGTCGATGAAGTCGCGCTCGGGCTACCCGCTTTACCGTATCACCGGCCCAATCGTCAACGAGAACGTGTGCCCCGGCAACGAGCTACTCCGCATCGACGGCGGATACAAGAGAGCAGCCTCGGCCGCGCGCTACGCGGCGCAGCAGGCCGAGAAGACGAGCGCGTCATGAGGTGCTGGCATCGAATCGTTCGGGCGGTCGGTAAGCGCGCTTCCTGCGGCCACACAGGCCGCCCGCGGCCCTGCGGCGAGCGGATCTGCGGTCACCACATCGCAGCTCACCTCGAGCGCTGCAAACGCTGTTACGGCGCATCGGAGGTCGTGGCATGAGCGACGACGCGCGGACTTCCGATCGCAGCTTTGTCGCTGCGCAGATCCTTGCGCTCGAAGCCCATCGGCGCGAGGTCCAGAACGATCTCGATCACCTCCGCAGTGTGCTCCGCAACGACCTGGCCGGCCAACGCTGGAGTGACGACACCGTGCGCGTCGAGTTCCGTCCCGGCTTCTACAGGGCTGTTCCGGCCCGTCGGCTGCCGACCGGCGGCCTCATCTTCCGGCGTCGCCGGCTCGAGCCATATATGAAAGTGAGCGCGAAATGACCGAGCCGATCATCGTGAATCTGGCTCTCAGCGCCGAACAGGTCGACGCGATCGCACGCCGCGTTGCGCTCGTGGTCGCGGATGAAGTCGTGCGCGCCCTGCAGTCGGCCGGCCCGACCACGACTGTCCGCCCGGCGTCGACGCCGTCGACGACCGACCGGCGGCCCACCGACGCCGGACCGACTCGACGGACGGGCGCCGGGGACATCACAGGCGCGCAGCTGCGCGCTCTGCAAGGCTGGCGTAACGTCGCCCAACTTCAAACGGTTCTCGCGATTGTTGTCGGAGATCGCGGCATCGAACTCGAGAGCCTGTCGAAACGCGAGGCGAGTGCCATCCTGGACGAACTTACGCCGGCGGATCGCCGACGCACCAACGGATCAAGAGGAGCAGCCTATGGATAGCCAGACTTCAGCAGCGGCGAGGCGGCGGCGACCGCCTCCGTGGAAGCCGAGCGGAACACCGTTCCAACAGAACCAGCGCGTGCGGAGTATCGAGAAGCAGCTACGGCGCGAGGCGAAGCGCCTGCGGGCACGCGCCGACGGCGTTGACTGGTTAGCTTCTAAGATCGAGGCGAATCGTCTGGCCGACAAGCCGATCACCCAAAACTTGCTCTGGCGCGTCCTACTCGACGGTGAGGGCGCCGGCCGCTATTACGTCGCAAAGTTGGCCGCCGTCGAACACTACGTGGGCGCAGACGACGAAGCCCCGCTAAGGCCAAGCGCGGAAACCCCGTCCGTGCCTGTCCCCGCGCCGAAGATAGACGCTCTGTCACAGGCGACGGCAATCGCGCGCAGTAGCGCCGGCGAGGACGGCTTCGCGTGGACCCGGGAACCGCTGACCGAGCGCGAGCGTTCAGTTCGGGCCCACTGGATCGCGAAGCATCTCGAGGATAGGCTTGGGTGCGCGATTATCTCGGGCACGGCACTATCGATTCGGCTTAGCAGACTGGCGATCCCAAGCGACCTCGCCGCTGCTGAAGAGACGGCTAAGCAGCTTATGGATTCACACCGAATAGCCGAAGAGCGCAGTGAGTTTCAGCGTATTTCCGACGAGCTCGACGGAAAGGACGGCGACTCGGACGTATGAGCTGGTACTCAGTCGCGCGCCGCGACCGGCTGGAAATTCAGCCGCAGCCGGCGCGGATCAAGTCCCGGAACGCCCGCGACGAGATCCCAGCAGTTCGATCCGATTTCCATGCAGAAGTCCGTGCCGTCGGTGAACCGAAGCGTAAGTCGCTCATCCGAGTGTACGAGCGGATCTGTCGACGGATTGTCGACCAGCTCGATTGACTCGATCGTCTTACCGACGGTAGCGGACTTGATCTGCTCGCGCACCGACTCTAAACCGGGGCTGTCCTTTGTCCCTGTTTCCATTGCTTCGTGCTCCTTAAGTCTTTAGTTATTATGTTAGGCTTACGGGCTGATGAGCCTGCGCCGACGCGGTTTTGGTGGCGCCTGATATCGCACTGGCGACCGCGAGATTGACGACCACGACAAAGGCGCGAACGGGTGCCGATCGGCGAAGTGGGCACGGATCTCCGGCAGATTGATTACCACGCCGCAAGCACCACAGCGAGCGACCTCGCCCTTCGCTTCGCAGTCGTTCATCGTTCCCTCCATCTTCCAAACGGGTGATCGTGCACGACACCGCGGGCGCGAGGCATCACGCCGAACTCGTACGCGACGAAGTAGCCGGCGCCGTCGGACGCGTGGCTGAGGATGGCCTCGCCGGCCTTCCCGTGGTCGATGATCCGCCCCGTGCCGACGTCCTTCCATTTCACGGTCGCAAGGTCGCGGATGAGCGTCTTGCAATGCGGCGCGACGACGAGGCCGACGTTCCCGTCCGCGTCCAAGAGCTTGTGGTTCATCGCGGCGACGCGATCGACTTTGAGGGGGTTGGTCGAGTCCTTCTTGACTTCGCCTGCGTAGCCGCGGGCGCTCAGAAAGCGGCGGACGATTTCCCAGTCAGCGGGGCCAGTGCTGCCGGCACGTTCGCCGGTCGCGTCTCCATACCAGTACACGCTCGCGGGCTGCTGACTGCCCCGATATCGATCGGCGAACGCATCGAGGATCTTCTGAGTGTAAGAAGACTCGACCGCGATCTCGTCGACGACAAAGACGACGACAGATTGTAGCCCTTTGACGGCGGCCGTCAGCCGATGAACCTGCATCATGATCGCGACGCCCATACGCGAGCCGAAGTCGAGGCCGACCGCGAGCGGCTTTGTCGGATCGTACCGAACGGCGCCGATTCCTTCGACCTTGTCCCGCACGTGTAGGCGGTGCGTGAACTGTTCGTAGACCCGCATCGCGCCGATCTCGACGAACTCGCCGAGCACTTGGGAGCGGAATACGGATGGGCTCATGATCGCTCGCAGCATGGCGACGTACTCGTCGCGCTGCGGGATCAGGGGATTGTCGAGCGTGCGGGTTAGGAAGACCGTCGGCCGAGCCTTGGCGGCCTCGGCGTCGTCGGGCGGCGCAATGAACCGCTCGTAAACGAAGTGAGAAAGCGACTGTGGGGGGTTCGATGCGACCCGGAGCCGAGGCTCGATATCCGGATGATGGCGCGAGGCGGGCGGCGATTGACGCAGCCGGCCGCTGATGTAGGCGAACGCGCTCTCCGCGCTCTGCCACTCGGCCAGCTCCTCGACCACGCAGCTGTCAACCTCGAGGCCCTTCGTCGTGGTGAACGTTTCCGAACTCCAGAACAGGACCTCAGCGCCACGGGCTGGCCCGCTCTCGATCGCGATCGTGAGAGTCGAGCGATTGTAGGTATAGGACCACCCGAGATCGTCAAGCAGCCCGCGCAGGGTGATATGCGTGCCGGCCTTCAGCATCGCGAACGTGGTCCCGATGACGTAGTGCCGTGCGCGCGGGTAGCGAACGAGGCGAAGCAGCAGCCAGAGCGCAGCGGCGACCGACTTACCGGCGCCCAGGCCACCGATGAAGACCGCGGTCTTCGATTCGCACCGCAAGAAGTCGGCCTGGTGGCGCGTCACCGCGATGTGCGGTTCGTCGGGCCGGGATGCCGAACGCACGACGTCCGCCTCCGCGATCGAGTCGACGACCGTGACCGTCAGCGCCCACGATGGTCGGCGGCCGCAGGTCGGACAGGCACCGCCGGCGGCGGGCCACGGGTTCGGCCCTAGCATGCTCTGCGCGCTGTCTCCGTCGATCAGTGACGCCGTCGCCGCCGGCCATTCGTCGCATGCCGAACACGACCGATACGCCGTCGCGATGGCCGACTCGGCGCGTTGCAGGCGCGCGCGCAGTGCGTCACGACTCACGCCGGACCTCCTAGCTTGCGTTCGATTTCCAGCATCCGCTGCTCGAGATCGCTGTCCGCGAGGAGCTTGCCGGCGGCGCTCGCCGTTGCGGTCAACTGCCGCGCGTACCCGATCGGATCCGTCGCCACGATCGCCGGATCTTCGATCGCCGCGACGGCTCGCTCGAACGCGGCGATGACGTCATTGATCGACCGGAGCTGCGTGGCGGGTGTGCCGTCACACCGTGCTATTTTGGGCAGACCCGTCACACCCGCGATCGCTGCCGCCCTTGCGCGCTGCCGCCGCTTTCGTTTGATCTTCGCGTTAGCGGCGCGCTGTTTTTCCGGGTCCCTGTATGGCATCTAGCCCTCTCTGCCCCGGGCCGCCTGAGCGGCTCAACGGGACGGACTGCCCGGCAGACTAAAGCCTGACCGGAATTCATCGCGCGACGAGAGCGTGGTCCCCTAACGTGTGGCTCGGTGCAAGCGTTCGACGACGTCGCCTCTCCGCAAATGACAGCCTGAAGTAAGAAACGGGCCGAATTACTCGACGCCGTTTCAGTAGCTCCTCGGGGATAGGCGCTCCTTCGCAGGTGCACTGCCTACCAGAACGGACGCGAAATGTTTCGCGCCCGCCCTGGATTCCGTAGCTCTTTCGGGAGCCACCGCTCTGACTAAGGACCTCGGCTTAGCGGGACGAGATCGCGCGCGACGCTCAGCGCCCTGCCCATCCTGTTGGCCGTGCGACCCGACTACCGGGAGAGTTGTACCGCGGCAATCGCGAGACGTGGTAATACGCTTCCGGCATGCCCGGGGAGCGCATAGAGCGAGACGCCGGCGAGAGAACGCGGTCGGCGCAGCCATTAAGCCAGACTCCCCTCAGTTTCCCAGCTCGACATCGTCGCCGAGGCAATCGTTGACCCGGCCGCCCGGCTAAGCGTCCGGCCGGCGGACGCGACGACCTTCGAGACATGCTCGGCCATCTTCCGATGCGCTTGCATCGCGTGCCGGCGGGCGGTCGCGTCGTCCTGACCGGCCGCAGCGTGGTAATGAAAGTGGTTCGTGACGACGCGGCGCGTCTGTTCGCGCCACGGGCCGCCTCGGTGCGGCGGTGGCAAGTTTAGACCAGGAAGGCCACTCCCGGCACGGCGAGGCGCCAAGTTCAGCCCGAGTGGGGCGCCGCCGACGTGACTAGTATCGAGCCCACGAAACCCGTCGCGCATGGCCGTCAAGAAGTCGATCCCCCCTTGGCCCGCCGCGATGAACGGGTTGTGCGCATTGATGAAGTCCCAAATGCCGGCGGCTATCCCGGAAATACCGGCTGACGCTGCCGCCCGAAACGCGTCCTTAAACGCTTTCCCGATGCTGGGGGCACCGACGTTTGTAATCCACCGTGCCGCGGAGCCGATCGCATAGCCGGCATCGCGCGCGTGGTCGTGGAACAGGTTGATTGCATCGACTAAGAGCGAAATCTCGCCAACGACCGGTATAATCTTTAGGCCGAGTCGCGCAAGCGCACCGCCCATCAGCTCGAGGCCGGCCTTCGATCCAACGGACTTGATTCCGAGATAACCGACGTCGTCGATCAGCGCCGGGAGCGCGCGTGTCGAGCTGAGTGTCAGGATACCGCGAACGAATGCGAGGACGCCGCCACCCGCTGCCGTCGCGGCAACGCCTGCACCGGCTGCCTCGGCACCACCCAGGCCGTACGCGCCGGCGCTGAAGCCCCCCGGACCGGCACGCTGGAACGCACGGACAAAGAAGTGCCCAAGGTTGCTCTGCAACAGTCCGCCGACGCTCCAGGCGCCCCAGGCAGCCATCGCGCCGCCTGCAAGAGCCGCATCGCGGGGATGATTGGAGAACCAATCCGTAACATTTCCAAGCGCATCGGCGAGCTTTCCGACAGCGCTCGTCATCTGGCCGATGAATGGTTTCTCGAGGATTGTCGCGAGCGACTGAAAGTTCGTCGTGAGACGCTTCGTCTGGTTGTTGAGCGTGTTGAGTAGCTGCGCCTGAGCAACCTCGAGATCCGGTACGCGTAGCATCGTGCTGCGTACATTCTGACGCTGTGAGACGCCCGCGTTGCTCGCGAGCGCGCTGATAATTTGGACGGCGTTCGCTGGAAACGCGCGCGCGATCGTGGCATTGAACCCACCTGGGCCCCCTACCGTCCCCGTCGCCACGGCGTGGGCATAGTCCGAGTGTAGCTTGGCGATCATGCCTTCGACGTTAAACGTTCCCGTACGGTGATCGAGAAACGCGGTCCCACCGATACCGAGCTCGTCCTGCGCGATGCCCATCTTCTTCGTGGGGTTTTGCAGATACCGGAGCGCCATCTGCATCCCGCGGCCGCTCTGGCGCGAGCCGTAGCCCATGCGATCGAGCGTCGCTTGCAGCTGCAGAACTTCAGTCGCCGAGACCCCGGCTGCCGTATAGGTCGCCGCGTAGTATCCGAGCTGCGTCGCGGCAGTCTGCAGCGAGTCCGGCATGTCCTGGCTGATCTTAAACAACGTGTTGAGAATCGGCTTCAACTGATCAGCCGTTCGCGCCCCGAACTGGTGCGAGATCTTCGCAGCGAGCGCCGCGGAGTCATTGAAGGCGACGTGGTTCTTGCCGAGGTACTGCGTATCGGCGTACAGCGCGATCGGCATCGCGAGCTGCCGCATCTGGTTAGGATCGTTAATGCCGCTCGTCGCGAGGGTGCGCAGCAACTCCATCGAGTTTGTGACGGACTGGGCCGTTGCGTCACTCATTCGTAGCGCCAGCTTCGTAAAGCGGCGGTCGATCTCGTCCGTCGACTTGCCCATCGCGACGGCCGTCTGAGCCATCGCGTCCTGAAGGTCCGCGGCACCCTTGATGCCGATCGCCGTAGCTGCAGCCGCGGCAAGCCCGAGCGTATTGAAGACCTGCACGCCGGCGCGAGCGACCGTCGCCATTCGATTCGTCGAACTCGTCAGCGCGTTGACGCGCGCTTGGGCGAGCGTCGACTGGCGCGCCATTTGATTCGTCACGACGCCAAAATTAGAGCGCGTGATCAAATTCACGCCCACGGTCCACGAACTGAGCACTTGACTTACCTCGGTAGGAAGCTGGTTTCGAAGATTTTCATGTAGAGCGCGAAGGCTTCGTCGTTCTTCTCGACTACCGTCGACGCAAGGAACGACCGCCGCGGAATGCGACTCGTCCCAAATTCGTGGAAAGGTGCCTTCTCGTCCGTCGACCCGACGACGGTCTCGCGCCGCCCGATGTGCTCCCAGCCAATCGAGTCGCGCAGCTCGCCGGTGCGCAAGAGAGTCTGGTCCGCGGAGAATCCATCTTTGGCGCGCTGCTCTTGTGTCGACTCCGCGAGCGGCGGCGGAAGGCGGTCCGGATCGCCAATGCGATCCTTGATTTCCTTGGTGAGAAACCCCGCGACGCCACCGCGCGCCGACGCATCCGCGATCACTTCTTCGACACTCGCGCCCACGAGGAAAGTCGCGAAGGCTTCGAGCGAAGGGAAGTTACGGGTCATCATTCGGGCCACCGTCCGCCGATCCAGTCGAATTGCTTGTCCGCCGGCGCGTTGTTGTTGCCGAGGGCAACATACCACCCGGCTCTGATTTCATCCGGCATCTGCGTAACGACGTCCCAAGGTACGCCGCTGCCCGTGAGCGCTAAGACTTGCCGGACCCACGGGCTGTCCGCGATTTTTTTGAGGTTTGTTTCCCTGCGTTCTCCGCGACGCGAGCGACCGCTTCGGGTCCGAGGCCCATCTTCGCGATCTCTTTGAGCGCTTCGACCATATCCGGATACAGCGCCATCTGCCACGTATTGACGTAGTCGTTTAGGTTCTCGTCCGACCCAAACCGAGAGAATGCCGCCTCGAAGTGCATATCGATCATCGGCTCGACGACCGCCTGACCGTTCCAGGTCCGGATGCCGGCGACGGCTTTGTAGTAAAGGTCGAGGACCGGGTTGTTTGACTGCATCGGCCCAAGGACTCGAGCAATCCGGAGCGAGATCATTCCGCGGGCGCGACCAAAAGTGCAGTGTCGCGAACGGTCCGGCGCCTCCCAACGGTGTTCTTCGTTGCCGACCAGCTCGTCTACGAGAGCGGTTTCGCCCTGTTCGGCGTTTGGATATTCAGGGTCTTCAATCGATCGAACGTGCAACTTGGTTCGTCCTCTCAGCGCCGCATGGGCGCGAATTCCCGTGGTTATTCTGCGTCGCCAAGTGTGGCGATGCGGTTAGGCTTGCCGCCGAGTGAAGCTGTCAGCGCGCGAGCGCCCTCAACCAGTACGCGCGCGGCCGCGCGTGTCTTTCGCTGAATCTCGTCGCCGGCAGCGCCATTGATTGCCTCGAGCCCAGCCTTCGCGATCGCCAGGTCAGCTCTGCCGCGCCGTATACCGTCGACGTACGATGAGGCGTACGCTCGTAGCGGCTCGTCGAGCCCTGACCAGCTCGTCATTCGGTTCGCCGCCCAAATGCCGCAGACGCTCGCGGCGATTGCCTCGGCTCGATGGCTCTTCGCGATCGCGTCGTCGAATCTACGTGTCGCGGCATCGGCCACTGCAGCCAAGCCAATCTCGTCGACGCGCCGAAAGTCTGCGACGATGCGGGCCCAGAGAGCCTCAAACCGTTCAACCATCACTAGCGTTCCGTTCCTGCGCGGCCAATTGCCGACGCGTGTGCAGCTGCGTGTCGCCGACCCAGCGTTCGGCGTCTTCGTGGCGCGTGCGCGTTCCCACAGGAAGCCGCCGAAGCGACCATGACGGTAACGCGGCGGGATCGATGCGCAGGCGCGGCACTGACGTCGGAGACGTCGCGTTTGTTTCCTCATCCATGATGTAAAGTCGCGACATCGATCGCAGCGGCCGCGAGTTCGCCGTCTGCCGCGCCGCGGGCCTTCATGGAAGAACGGAACGCGACCGCGAACCCGCACTGATACTCGCTCGCCGCGCGTGCTAGCTCTGCCGCATCGGGGGTCGGTGTCGGCGCGCTCGCAGCAAACTTTTCGCCATCGGCCGCGCCGAGTTTCGCGAACACCTGGCCGACCGCAACGGAAAAGGCGCACAAGTAGTTCCGTGCCGACGTACTGCGAATGCGATTCGCGTCCTTCTCGGCGAAAATCTTTAGCGGGTCCATCGTTAGAACGCATCCCAATAGGGCAACGCAACCCCGGGCAGGATAGAAGTCTGACCACTTGTGATCGCCAGGAGCGAAGCGATCAAAACTGGATCCGTAATGACCGCGCCAGCGTCAAGGAACGTAAATACGTAGCCTGGGGGCGTGCCGTACGTGTTGAGCTCCGGATTCAGCACCCGTATGCCGTTTGATTGGGCCGGCTGGCCCGGCGGACCGCCCGGCACAGTGTAAGTGGTCAAGACGAGAACGTTCGCCGCCGGCAGCGAGACTTCGAGGCCGCGCTTCATAGCGATGCGAGTAGGATTTGCCATGATGGTTCGTCCCTTTCGAGGAGGTTGTGCCGTGAAATGGGCCGCTGCTGCTAAGAAACGGAAGCGCGCCTGGGCGCAGCACCCCATTCTCAGCCCCAGACGGTCGCGCATAAGCCGGATGGAGCTCGCGCGAAAGCGGCTTCACTCAGGGCCGCTCGAACCCGCGCACCAGGCGCGGGACGTTGTTACTGCAGGAGGCGCAGGTCGACGATCGCGGCGATCTCGCCGGGTGAGCGCTTGCCGCCGAACTCGAGCTCGGCGACGATCTCCATGCCGCTTCGCCTGGCGCCCTCGAAGTCGGCCTTGCGGCGCGTCTCGCGGATCGTCTCCCTAAACGCCTTCGTCATTTCGTCCGCGTCCATGGAGGCGCGCTTATCGGCGGCATATCGCTCCTCGAAACGTTTACGCAGGCTCATGCTGTCGCCGCCTGTTTCTGCCGCGCCGGCTCCCCACCGTAAACCTCGAGCTGCGCGCCGGCTGCGCGGAGATGCGCAATGTATGACGGGTCCGTTCCCTCGATAACCTTGCCCTCTTCCGCGCTGATCATGCCGAGACCGGGAACAGTCCCGAAGAAGCGCGTCTTGTAGCGAATCTCGCCAGGGCGCAAGTCGCGCAGCTTGGTATCAGCGTCGATCGCCACGAGCGCGTCCGGATCGGCTGCCGCGATAGCGTCGAGGACCTCTTGCTCTTCGACGATCGTTCCGGCCGGAAAGTTCAAATACGTGCCGCGGTGCATGAGGTGCACACCGTAACGAAGCCGCCGAGCTTCCGACGGCATTGAGCGCCTTTCGCTCGCTGCCGCCTGCTCTTTGATGAGCCTTTCCCAAGAGCGGGCGGCAAGCTCTTGGCGGTAGCGCTTCAAGTACTCGAGCAGCGCCTGCGGCGCGTTCGGAATCGTCGGATCGATGGGGAGCAGCGCGAGACCGCGAAAACGGACGGACAGATTGAGAAATCCGGGGACGGGCGAAGCGTCGAACGTGTTGCGCTCTGCGTACCGAAGCTCTTCGACGATCACGTGCGAGTCAAAGTTTGAGACGCGCATCAAGTGCCGTACGTGCGACACCCCCTCGCCATCAGCGCAGCAGCTCGCGGCCGTTGGGATCGGGGCGCCGATACGTTCCGAGAACTCCGCGAGCTCGGCGTAACCCGTTTCGGCGTGAACGACCAGTTCGAGAAGATCGTTGGACCCGAGCGAAACGCTCACATACGACGACGGGTAGCGCGACTTCGCGAGCATGAGCCCCGTGGAGTCGTTCGGGATCGCCGCGTCGATCGCAATGAGACCGTGATTCGAAAGCCGCGCGGGGACAAGGCGCGTCCAGCGGCCGACGTGCTGCTCGGCCGTGCTCCAAGTTGCACGCGGTTGAATTACAGGCTCGATCCTTTCGGAGAATGTCGTGCGATCGGGCGGAGACGGCCGGCGCGGGGGCGGTTCGCCGGGGCCGGCGGGCTTGTGGCGCGCCATCGACGCGTCGGGATGTCCTGATGTCACGAATTCGTCTCCTCGGCGCTCATCGCGCCATCCAGTGCCTAGGCATTGTTGCTCGCCGGCGAGCTGCGCCAATCGCGATCGTCGCCTGCGCGACGGCCATGCAAAGTGCGTCGGTTTGGTCGTCGTGGCGCCCGTATGGGAAGCGAATCATCTCGTCGACGAGGTCGCCATACCACGGCGCGTGTCGCGGGAACCATATCTTGCCCGCTTCGAAGTGTGCGGTCTGCGCCTCAGCGCGCGCGACTTTCGAAAGCGCCGCGACCTTCACCGGAATAACCGGAAGATTCGACTCGACGCGCAGCTTTTGGATGACGGCCGTGCCGGCGGACGAGTCCTCGATATAGATGCCGCCGTGCGGACGATGTTTTCGCGCCTGCTCGACGACGAGCCGCACGAGATCGGGAAACTCGACGCGCTTGCGAACGACGTCGAGAACGTAGCAGTTCACGCCGTCCGTCTGAACCGTCGCGATCACGCTGAAATCGTTGGAAACGCCCGTTTTCGCGGCCGTGTCGATCGCCTGCAGGCGAACATTCCACGGTTCTTGGCCTGCTACGCAATGAGTCGGCGGCTCGCCGTCGAAAAAGTGTGTGAACCACTCGGCCTTGAAGAGCGCGCCTTCCGCGGGCGCCGGCCGCTGCTGATACAGCGCTACGAACTGCCGTGTCGAAAGCTCACCCGACGCAACCGAGGGCAGTTTGTCCGCCGGATACCATGCCGGCCAGAGCGCCTCGCCCGGTTCGCGCCCGAGCGGATCGCCGGGTTCCGCAAGTGCCGGCAAGATCAGCGTAGTCCACTCACTCGCGCCCGGCGAGTCGAGAATGCGCCCGAGCAAGTCGTCCTCGTGCCATCGCGTTCCGATCACAACCCGAACAGCGCGCGGCATCAAGCGCGTCCGCGCCACCGTCGAATACCATGCCCACGTCGACTCGCGGATCGTCTCGCTTTCCGCGCCGGCCGCATCCTTCACGGCGTCGTCGATCACCAACAGGTCTGCGCCGAGGCCGGTCAGCGCGCCGCCGACACCCGCCGCGCGCACGATCCCGCCCGATGTCGTCTCCCACCGATCGACGGCCGACGAATTCGCGTTAACGCGCGTATTCCTGAACGGATACAGCTCGTGGCTGACGAGCTCGCGCACCTTGCGACTGTGTCCCTCGGCGAGCTCCGCACCGTAGCTCGCGAGGATGACCTGGTTCTTCGCGTTGCGGCCGAGATACCAGGCCGGGAAGTCCTGACACGCTGTCTTCGACTTGCCGTGCCGCGGCGGCATACAAACGATCAGCTTGTTAATGTCGCGCCGTTCGAGCGCCTCGAGATGCGAAGCGAGCAAGTCGAGGTGACGCGCACGCTCGTAGGTCGGGTCCGTCAGCGCGCAGAAGTCGATCAGCCGGCGCCGCGCGAGGTCCTGCCGCACCAGCAGCTCGAGCGCCTCGCGATGCTCGGGAGCGAAGATCATTCGGCCCTCAGCGCCATCACGTCTTTGCCGCCCGCGAGGAAGGCGCGTAGCTGCTGCTCAGACAGGCTGCTCAGCACCGCGATGACCTTCGTCGAGGCGTCGATCGTAGGACTGTCGCTGATGAGCCCTGTAACCTTGCCGAACAGCGTTTCCATCGACTTGAGTGTCGCCGTGATAGCCCGCACCGCAGTCGACAGGTCGCCGTCGGCCTCGGCCTTCTCGGCCAGGCGGTCGATGCGCCAGACGCAATGCTTCGCGTAAGCGAGCACGTCGGCGGGCGTCTCGAGGTTACGCTGCTCGAGCCATGCTGCGAACTCCGCGTCGCTCCCGACCTCACCGACCGTGCGCGGCCGCACGAGATGCGACGCCTTGTGTCTGCGTACAGACGTCGGCTCGAGGCTATACTTGCGCGCAAGAGAGGCGGCCTCGTGCCCGCCGGCGAGCTTCTTGTCGATCGCGACGTGATCGGGGTGCGTGCAGACCGTGCAGTGGCGGCCCAAGGTGCGCCTGCGCTACCCGTTGCTCTTGCGCGAGAGAGCGATGAACGACAGAGAGACATCGCGCGGGAGCGTCTTGCCGAGTACGCGATCGCTATGCAGGTTCCACAGGTTCGATCCCAGCTGCAGCTCGAGCGCCGATCCGTCGGTGAAGCGGAACACGAGCCGCTCGCCGTTGTGCACCGTCTTGCAGTCTGCCGGGTCAAGCCCGAACCAGATGCTCGCAACGGTCTTCCCGATCGCGGCGTCCTCGATGATCGCCCGAACAGAGCCAGGTCCAAGGGCGTCGCGCCCAAATTCAGCGGGTTTGCTCACGGCGCTGCCTTCACGGGAGCGACTGGAGCGAGAAGGACGCCTTTGGCGGCTAGCGCGTCGGCAAGACTCGAGCCGATCGCTTCACCCTTGCGGAGGTGTACGATCAGCCGCACGTCTTGGGCTAGGTGTCTACGCAACATGGCGGGTTGACCTTCGTTTCGGAGCTCGAGCAGGTGCTCGCATTAGTGAGGGGATCGCAGGATCGGGGTCAGCGGTGGCCGCGAAGGCCGCGTCCGCGGCCCGTACGGCCATAAAAACCTCGACGTCGACCGGCGGCGTCCCACGCTCCAGCATGTGCGGGAAGACATCGTGGTCGTCTTGATCGTGGAGCGCCCGCCAGCGTATTGAATCGCCAAGGATTAGCTTAATGCGCTCCGCGGCCGGTAAGTCTTCAAGAAAGACAGCAGCGATCGGTGCCGCGGCCGGCGTCTCTGCCAGTCCAAGGCGATGCCGTCGCGTCCGGCAGCGTGACGAGCAGAAGATAGCCGTCGACCTACGGGCGGCGAACACCTCATCGCACATCGCGCACACGACCGGGATTAAGCGCGTCGCCTTCTCCAAAATCATATCAGGCGATTGTAACGCTAACGCGCTGCCTTCGGCGTATAACGTCCTGCAGGGGGCCGAAATTTGCCCGGATTCCGTGCTCGCGGACGTGCCCGATATGCGCAAGTTATCGTTCACGAAGGCCCCCAAAGCGCGAATCGCTCGCGACCCTAAAATCGGGCCAAAAAACCGACCGTTTCGCGTGGAGTTTGGAGCTGTGATCGCGAGGCTTCAGGCTTCGAAGGCACTCGTTTTCGTGCAATCGACCTCGTCGGCACTCAACGGATGGATCGGCGCCGATCGCGAGCTGGAAGCGACGTTTCGGGCGTTTATTGGCCGTACAGCGGCTTTCGCCGCACGATACCAAAGGGGGGTCCGGATCGCTGAACTGCATTTCAGAACGGGATCTCGTCTTCCGGTGTGTCCCAGCTTGAATCGTCGTTCGACGTCGTCTGCGCGACGGGAGCTTGCGCCGGTGCGCCCTGCGTACGAAGCTGGATCGCTGTGATTTTCGAGGCGGTCCCCGACTTGTTATCGCCGATGACGACTGTGCAGGGAATCTTAATCGGCTTCGGGAGTGCCGAATACCACGCGTCCAAATCGGCGGGAGTTGCGTTGCGGTTCCCGCTCAGCGTTCGCAGCCGGAGGAAGAGCGTGGTCGGCGAGAGCGGCTGACCCTGCGCGGTCATGCCCGCCGGCAGGAGCTTGAAGTTCACCTCTTCTTCCTCGACGTTGTTGTTCTCGAGGCGATAGCTGAGTTTGACGTGCTGCTCGGTGCGCCGTCCCGATCCGCCGCACTGGGAGCACTTGCCCTCGCCGCGTATTCCCGAGCCCTGGCCTTTGCAGAGCCGACACTGCTCGTTTGCAAAGTTTGACACGAACTGGAATGGCGCACTCAGGCCGAGAAAGATGGCTCTATAGACGCCGTTTTCGCTCTTGATCTTCGAGTCTTCGCTTTGTTGTTGCCGCGGCAGCGCCGCTCCAAGTTCACCCATTAGCTGGTTCTCTTTCTGTCGCGAGTTCGACTGCGACGACGTGGCTGCACCTATTGGTGCGGGCTGCAAAGCAGTTGCAGACCCATCCGCTCTGAAAATGGGAGCGGTAGACAGTGTAGACGTCGGTGTCTCCGCCGACTCGGAAGGTGCCGTCGTGCGCCCGGACGACGGGTAGACGGTGCGCCTTGCGGATCGTTGCAGGGCGGATCAATGCAGCACTCCGCGCACGATCGCGACGGCGGTTACGAGGGCGACTTCGTTGACCTCGTCGACGATTAGGGCATCGGCGAGCGGATCGTCCCCGTGCATCTCGACGGGTACTCCGCACGCAACGCAGGCAGCAAGTTGCGGCGCCTTCGCTCCGCTCCAGAGGACGAACCGATGCGCGCTCGCGGGTTGCGGCGGCCACTCACCGCCGTGCTCCCGCAGGAAGGCGAGGATGTCCGGTTTGCGCGCGATGACGCGATCCCGCAGGGCGACGTCTGCGATCTTCGGCGAAACGAGCAGATCCGAGCGATCGACGCTCAGATGAAACCCACGCCCAGACAAGTAGTTGACGATCCCAGCGGCGTTCATAGGCGATCTCCGTCGAAGCCAGTCGTCTCGCTTTCGCGCGCGCGCGCGCGCGCGCTCATTACACTTTTATGAGTAGAGTGAGATAAGTTGAGTGGACTGAGACGACTTGCATCGAGTGCAGTCGGCTCACTTGTCTCAGTTAACTCAGAGTCTGGATGTTTGGGAGCACTGTGCGTCGACTGTGATTTGAGTGACCACGTCGACCGCGAGGGGAAACCGGATCGCTCCTTTCGTACGCCGATCCGCGTTGCGGCCCGCGCGAGCGTTGCCCGCGGAATGTCCGCGGCGAGACCGGCTTCGTACACCTCGGCGGACGGGCGTGGGCCAGCCGAGAGGAAATCGTGAACCCACTCGCCGGCGACGTCGATCTTCGCGCCTTCTTCCGCAGTCGGGAGCGAAACGTTTGCGAGCTCGTTCGCCGAAATGGCGACCTCGTCGCCCCACTCGACCTTGGCGACGTCGACCGACTCGCCGTCGCCGGTAACTGTTGTTGAGACGAGACGGTACGAGAGCGCGTTGGTCGGCGAACCGAGGTTCGACTTGGAAACGGCGGCCACGTAGCGCCCCTCTTCGGAGGGGTGCGGTGCGACCGAAATGACCGATCGCGCGAGGTTGCGCATGTCGATCGACCCCATCCCGCGCTCGGCCGCTGATCCTCGGGTCTTCGCCCAGTGGCGGATTCCGGTTATCGCCGCGCCCGACTCGTGCGCGACCTCGATGAGTGGCCGGAGGGCGCGCCGGACGTCTTGCGCCTTGTGGGCGTTGATATCGTCGTCGAAATGGTTGAAGAGCGCGTCCACGACGACGGCCCGCGCCCCGATTCTTGTGACCGCTGCCAAGAGCGCCCGCGCGTCAGTCGGCAACGTGAAGAAGTGCTCGTCCTCATCGACCGAAGAGACGAGATGGATCCGGCTGAGCTCGGCGCCGGCCGCGATCAGTCGCGCCTTGAGGATGGAGCGACGGTCTTCTTCCGCGATTACGATGACGTTTGCCGGCGAGTGCGTTGTTCCGTCGGGCATTGGCCGGCCAGCCGAAAGGCGCGCGACAATGTCCAGCATAGAGGTCGTCTTGCCGATTCCGCCGTCGCCCTCGACTGAGATGAACTCGCCGAACGGCATGCGATCGATGAGCAGCCAGTATATCCGCTCGATCGCGACGGTGTTCCAATCGACGAAGTTTAGCCGGCGCTCGGGATTCCCGATCGGCGGCGCGCTCGCGGCCGGTCTCCGCCTGAGCTCGCGCTCCACAATGGGCGCTGCCTCGACGATCGCGCGCATATCCTCGCGGCTGTGGTCCTCGGCTAGCCAGTCCGAAACATCGAACCCGTCCTCGCGATCGGGCGCGAGTTCGACGACTCGCACGTCGTTGCTCAACTCGAGGAGCAGTTGCGCTCGCGCGCGTGCCGCACCTCGGCCCGGTGGATCGCAGTCCGCGACGATCGCTATACGCTTCGCGCCGAAGAAGTGCTCGACGAAGGGGGGCGTCCAATTCCACCCTGCGCCGCCGGCGTTCGTTGTTGCCACGAACCCAAGCTTGATGAGCGCATCGGCGTCCTTCTCGCCCTCAGTGACGAAGATCGTCCGGCCGGCCTCGATCGCCTTGCGCAGCTCGGGGAGGCGGTACGGAACGCGTGGCACGTTCGTGAGGCTCCAAATCCACGAGCCGTCCGGGCCGGGCTTCCTCTGTCGGAAGTCTTTCGGGTCGCGACGCTCCGTCACGTAAAGAAGCGAGCCATCGCGATCGAGATACTTGTATTCGGCGACGACGCGCGGTGCTATCACCATGGGTCGACCGCGGCGGCGAGGAGGTCCCGGCTCGCATCGACGTCGTCCTCCGCTTCCGCACGGATCGCTCCCCACGCTCGGGCGGCTGGATCGCGGCGCAGCACGGTCATACGCGCAAGGACGCGACGCTCGCGCTCTTCCGCCGCAGCGCCCATTGTTGGCATGTTAAGTAGTACCTAACTCCTTACGTCTAGTGATTTGGTTGGTCATGGCCCCACGGCCAGTAAAATACGGTGATGAGGATGATGGCCGTCACGAGCCAGCAGGCGGCGAACAGACCGAACGCACGGCTCCGTTGCGATAACCGTTCATTCAGCCGACGCCTCCGAGAGGTTGTCGCGCTCGAAGCGCTCGATCTCCGCAATCGGAAAACGAATTGCGCCGGAAATTCTAAGGACGGGAATGCGCTGCAGCTCGACAAGGTGGTACACGGCAGACTGCGATACTCCCCATCGCGCCGCCACTTCCCGCGCGCTGAGAAATGCGGGAACGAGGTTCCGATGCCGGGAGCGAGACGTTGTCGCGGTAGCCATGCGTAAAATATACAGAAAAGGTGGGACGGGTACTATGCGCAAACCTATGCTGAAACGAGAAGGTCGAGGAATCTGCATTGGCGCGTCCCCGAATCGAGCGACTACCGAAGGCGACGGCGGAAAGAATACGCGAGCTGGTGCGCGTGGGCGAATCTATCGGCGACATCGGACATGCCGCGATCGACGCCAAACTCCGTAAACCGAAGCGCGCGTCCGGCTCGACGTGGACGGCGGACGTACTCCATCGCCCGGCCGGCATCGCGCCGATCGACGGGTATCGGATATTGCACGGCCTACTTCAGGCTGTTTCACTATCCGCGAAGGGTGGCGGCGAGAAGTCACCCTGGCGCGAGCGCGCCGCCGCTGAATACAGAGCGCTGCTGCCGACTCATCCGACGCCGCGCACGATCCCGGTGCCGCCGATGTACGTCCCGAATGCAGCCATCGAGGGGTTCGCGACTGCGCTCCACGAGTTTCTGAAGGCCCGCGGTATACCGCTGACGCCGAAGGCCTGTCGGACGTTTCTGGAGCGGCCAGCGCCGGACTACGGTGTATCGTTTCGCGAAGCCTCAGCACGATCGCTCGCGGCTCACGTCCGGTGGGCGATCGACGACGAAGTGTGGATCGGAGACGTGACGGCGGCGAGCTTTGCCGCGGCGATCGAGAAACTCGACCAAGCGTATGCCGAGACGATTAAAAGGAGGCGGCCCTTGGCTACTCGCGCGGCCGCACGTCGACAGCTCGCCAAGAAAGCTCGATCGTGAGCCGGCCGAGGAAGCGTGAGCGCGGAGTCCGCGGTGCCGGCAGCGTCTACAAGGTCGAACGCGCCCGGAAGAACGGGGCGCCTCGCACGATGTGGGTCGCGGCCGTCACGTATCGCGACACGAACACGAAGCGGCTACGCCGAGTCGTCGCGTATGCGACCAGCCAGGAGGCGGCAACCACAAAGCTTCAGGAGCTCTATCGGTCGCCCGCGGTCGCATCCCGGATCGCAGCGCAGCGCGGCAGCCTCGCCGAATTCCTCGAGCGCTGGCTCGCCTCCGTGAAGCCGTCGCTGCGCCCGTCGACGATCTCGACGTACGAAGTGACGCGCGACGCGCACGTCCTCCCGTACCCGATCGCTCGCAAAGACCTCGGCAGGCTGACGTCGCTCGACTTCGTCGCGCACGACGAGCTGCTCCGCAAAGCCGGCGCGTCCGGCAGGACCCGCCGCAAGGCGCACGATCTTCTGAGCGCTGGGATGAAGCAGGCCGTGAAGTGGAAGGCGATCGCGACGAACCCGCTCGAGGGCGTCGGGCGGCCGGTCTATGACGCGCCGCCTGCGCGAGCGCTGAAGCCCGCACAGGTTCCGGCGCTCCTTGCGGCCGCGCGCGGCGATCGGCTCGAGGCGCTTTACGTGACGGCCGTCTTCAGCGGACTGCGGAGCGGCGAGCTGCTCGCGATGCGCTGGGCGGACGTCGACTTCAAGGCCGGAGCGATCAGCGTTCGCCGCAGCCTTCAGGACGTCGACGGCAAGCCGACGATCGGCCAGACGAAGACCGCCAAGTCCGAGCGGCTTGTGGCGCTGCCGAAGCTCGCGCTCGCGGCGCTGCGTGCGCATCGAAAGGCCGCGGAGTTCTCGGGCGACGCGGACCTCGTATTCGCAAACGAAAACGGCGGCCCGATCGCGCGGCAAAACCTGCTCCGTCGATCGTTCTATCCGCTGCTCGAGCGAGCGCGCCTCGTCGACAAAGGGAAGCCACTGATCTCGTTCCACGGGCTACGCCACACGCATGCGACGATGCTGCTACACGGAAACGCGCACCCGAAAATCGTTCAGGAGAGGCTCGGGCACAGCCGGATCGGCGTCACGCTCGACACGTACAGCCACACGACGCCCGGTCTTCAGGCGGCCGCAGTCCGCCAATTAGACGCGACGTATGCTACACGTTCTGCTACACGCGGGCGGAAAAAGGAAGCCCCTGCAAAAAGCAAAAAGCCCGTGAAACGCTGATTCCACGGGCTTTTTCGGTTCTTTTGAAATATGCCGAGAGCCAGAATCGAACTGGCGACACCAGGTTTTTCAGACCTGTGCTCTACCGACTGAGCTATCTCGGCACGCTTAACCACGGGCTTTTTTCGGACTTTGGGGCGGCCATTCCGGCCAAGGAGACCACCATTGGCACCCGCCGAACGGCGACTGTCCCGGACGGGCGACCGCCCCCTATTCCCCCCGCCGAATACATCCCCTTGGGGAACTGCCTGGATCGGCGCCACGCCAGGATCCTGCTAGAGCGCGTATCGTAATCGCTGCAACGGTTCGACCACGCCCCGCGCCGAAGGCAGGATTGTGAACGCGACCTCAGAGCCCGCGACGTCGAACTTCACTCAGCGTTTCCTCGCCCGTAAAGGCCTCGTCTCGAAGACTCTGTACAGTACGGTCGTCCTCTTGGCGGGCGTGCTCCTAGCGCAGCTGTTCGCAGCGCGGTTGGCAGCGGGAGCGGCGGAGGCGCCGTTAGCCCCGACCAGCGTTGCGTTTCCCTCGAAGACGCCGGGACTTACGTTGACCGTGTCCTGTACCGGCCCGCTTCGAGTTCCCCCGCTCCGGCGATCGCGATCATTTCCGGAACCTCGGGCATCGAAGGCTTTCAGAATTGGGAGATTCCCTGGGCCCTTCGCCTG